GCCACCACTTTTTGTGTTTGTTGCACATAATAATCTGTGGAAACCTGAACCAGTGTTTTTTGTCTTTCCAGCTCTGCTTGAAGTGCGCCAGCACCAGGCCGTCTTTTATCGATTTGACTCATCTTTTGATCGATGGCATCCAATTCTTTTTGTTGATTGTTCAAAACTGCATTAACTGCATTTTGCATTTCAACTTCATTTTTGGTGAGCATTTTGTCTTTTTCTTTTTGGCTCAACATTTCCAAATTTAATTGTTCTCGATTTTGATAGGCAGCAAATAATTCTTTTTCTGCTAATAATTGTTTTGAATAAGATTCAATAACTGGTCTGTTTATATCTTCTTTTTTAGGTTTTTCTTTTTCTTCTGTTTTAGGTGGGTTTAAGATATTTGACTCAAAAGTGGCAATGTTTTTTGCCATTTCCTCGACTTCTTTTTCATATCTTTTATTGTCTGCAATTGCAGCGTCAATGCCTTGGGTGAATAGAATTTTTGCATTTTCAAATGTATGCTGAATTTCCATTCCAATGGCTTTAAATGTGTTTAAAACCCTTTCACCCAAAATAGTGACTGTTTCCATGCCAATGCGTAAAGCCTCAAAAAACACATGACTTACACCATTGCTTTTGGTCATTTCATTATAAAAAGCCAACAAACTGGGTATCACTGCATTGGTGAAATTCAACGACATCTCTTTGCCAGCTGCAGTTAATTTCAAACTTAATTCATGTGCTTTTTCAACTGATGCAGCATATTCATCCATTGATCCTTTGCCTTCTTGGATAGATTTGGCCAATCCAGCCAAATCCACGCCTCGAATTGATCGACCCAATGTTTCAAAAGCCAATCCATTTCTTTCGGCTGCATCTTTCATATTGCCAAGAGAATTGATAACTTTTTCAAACAAATCTTGCTCAGACAAATGCCTCAAGTCATTTAATGTGACTCCAAGTTTTGCAAATGATTCTTGGGCTTTGGCATTTCCTTGTACTGCAGATTCCATTTTTTGGGTAAAGCCAGAATAAATTCTGCTGGTATCTTCTGCATTTCCACCATTTTCCTCAAGTGCTTTGGACAATTCCAAAACTGATGCAGTGGCCACTTCATTGGCTTTGGCAGTTTCCACAATCCTATCTGAAAACTCCAAAGCTGATTTTGTCATTTCATAAAAACCAGCCACGCTCAATACTTCAGGCAAATATTCTTTTAATTCTCTAAGAGAATTTTTAGCCTCAGCAATTCCTTTTTTGAATTCTGTTGTATCCAGCCCAAGTTGCGCACCTAGTCCAGCAATAATATTGGCCATTATGTTCCCTCAAAAAGAATCGATGGGGCATTTGGAGCCATGGCCATGAAAGCCAAAAGTCTCTGATTTGTTAACTCTTTCCGATCTTCATCGGTCATCGGATAAAGATATTCAAATGCCTTTGGAATTATATCCTCGAGTGTATATGGGGACTTGCCTTTGGGCAACATTTTATTGAATTGACCAGCGGTCAAACTGCCCAAAACCTCCAAAATCCCACGATTTCCAATCAATCCATCTGCATACATAACCGCAATGTCAGTGAATGTGCCCTCGTCAATTGATGCTGGATCGGCCCCATGGGCCGTTAAATAGGCTTTGACTTGCCTTCTGACCGATCCAGTTATTTTCCCTTTGTGGCCGTGTAATTGGGTGAAATGGTAGAGTTAATGTAGTCCAGCAGCTCCAGTTGAACACTGAATGGGAACAATTCTTCAATGTCTGCATATGTGATGGTGTTCATGTCAAAGTCTTTATTCTCTGGCACCAACATTTTAAAAGCCTCAACCAATCTGTTTTCTGTCAAAACTTTGTTTCTAGTGGTTTCCCTAATGGATCGATCTTTGATTAAAACATCGTTTTCAAGATATTTGACTTCAGGATCATTTTCATATTTGGCCCGATTATCAAGAAATTCTTTGGCCATGTCCTGATAGTATTTTTCTGCTTTGTCTTCATCGACCACTTTGGCTCGCTCAAACATGGCCTCAGTTTCAATTGTCAAAGGCACTTTGACTTTAAATGTGTGACCGCCAAATTTGAATGATCTGATTCTGAGTGAGTCTTTTTGCTCCATGAATTTGGAGCCAAATGCGTTTGCCAAGTTTGTCATGTTTTATTTTCCTGTTGTCATGTGTCTTGATTTGTATTTCATCAATGCGTCTTTCAATGAATCCACCAATGAATCTGTCACTCGTTGGGAGTTTGATTCCAAAGCTGGTCGAATGAATGGCATTCCCTCGCCTTTCAGCCATCTGGCAGTGCCAAATTCAATGGCAAAAGCCCTTGCATCACTGATCATGTGCTGCATTACTTTTGTTTTTTTGTTTTTAAATTTTCCGCTTAATAGCTTCTTTTCTGTCCTGGCATTTTTTCCAATATCACCTTTTAATTTTGGATGATCCCAGTCTGGTATGAATTTTTTACCTGGTGCGACTGTCACTCTAGAAATCATCACCATTGTTGGTGTGGAGTAACGTGATCGTTTGTCTCTCGATGTTGGTTTTCTTGCCTCGACTTGCAATGATTCCAACAATTGACCAGTTTCAATGTTGTCATGTGTTAAAAGCAATCCTCTGGCTGCTTGCAGAACTGGCAGCATTGCTTCTCGACAAGCATTTCTCAAAATATTTTTTGCGTCTTTTTCACCAAAATCATCATTGATCTGATCGAGCAAATCCTCGAATTCCTTGAATCCAGACCATTGCATGGTGATGTCTGTTTCCATTTAATTCAATTTTCCAATGATGATTTTCTTGAAAATTAAAGAATTAAGCTGCAGCACATAATCGACCACTTCCTCTGGTGTCATCGAGCTGGCATGGTTTTTTGCAATGTCAAAGGCCAAATTGATGCCTGTGATTTTCTGTTGAGAAAAGCCAAACCAGTCTTTTTTACCAGACTCGGCTTGGCTTACTAGGTATCCCAAAAGATCATTGCTATTTTGTATTATTGTCATTTTGTCGTGTTTTGTTTAAGTGTTGTTGGACCAGCCGTATTGGTTGCCCCTGGGATGCACTGTAAATTTGCACTTTGCCTCGGCATTTGGTGCAGCATCAACTGTGAATTCAGAAACACGACCAGTGAAAGCATAAGCCACTGTGTTTGCGCCTGATGTGGCAGCAATCACAAAAGTGCGATCAATGATGCCTGAATATGCATCAGCTCTGATCAACAAAAGGCCAGCATCAGCTGGATTCCAAGCTGCAGTGATTGTCAATGATGTAGGCTTGGATTGTGTGGGAATAATGTCCGATTGACGAGCACCAGCCACTGCAAATGATGCTGATGCATCATCTTGGCCAAATGCTGGAATTGCCTCGACATTGAGCTGCTCACCAGCAGAGCCAGTGCCATTGGCTGCAGTGCCAACAATGTTTGCAACTTCAGCAGTCCATGTGGACAATTGAGTCAATGTGAGTGGTGTGGGTGTTGCACCTGTTTGGCACCAGAGTGATGCACTAAAGCCAGGTAAGACTTGATTGGGTAATGCCATGATTAAATCCTTTGAGAAAAATTAAACAACTTGTTTTGTTTTATCAACATGGGATGTCCATCCGACAATCCAAGATTATTTGGTGCAATTTTACTTGATCATCATATGTGTTGTATAGCATAGAAATGTCAATTTTCGACACATACACACCAGCAAATGAGCCTTTCACGCCCAAAAATCCATTATACCCATGCAAAGCCTGAGTGATCGTATTGGACAAACCAAAGCAATCATTCATGTTTTGTGCAAATATTGAACATTGAAAAATTGGTGTATCAATGCCTTTGTTTGCCTGATTCACGCCAGTGTAGACTGGCTGGTGTACATTCCGCAGCTGCCAGGTCACAAAACTCGGCTCTGCAGCAAAATTCCTGTTGAAGTTTGCGTACACTGGAACTGGTGACACTGCAGCAGCCAAACCATTTTGAATGGCTTGGGCATAATTGACAATGTTTTGCTGCACTGTCATACGCTCACCGCTGGGTCGTTTCTATAGCATAAGAATGACACATTCATGCGGTCATTGGATTCCATCACATCATTGATCCGATAATCTTGGCCACGCCAAGTGATCGAATACAGATTTTGATGCTCAGACATTTGCAATGTATTGGGTGTGAAATTCAAAGTGAATTTAACATTCTTTGTATAAGTCCGATCATCTCTGCTAATTTGTGCAGCATCCCTCACATCCTGAACCAATGCTCGA